GGAGCAAACGGAACGAGTGGAACATCAGGTATAAGTGGAACTAATGGAACATCAGGAACATCAGGTGTTAATGGAGACCCTGGAACTAACGGAACATCAGGTAGTTCAGGAACTTCTGGCTCAAGTGGAACATCAGGTATAAACGGACAATCAAATTCATTATTCCCATATAACGCAAGAACAAGTATTACATCAGGAGACCCTGGCAATACAAATATTATTTGGAATAATGCAACACAATCAGCATCAACACAAATAAATATTTCCCATTTAGATAGAAATAATGATGATATTGATGTATTTTTGGCATTAATTCCAAGTGGAACAACAATCATTATTCAAGACCAAAATAATTCAAGTCAATTTCAAAAATGGATTGTGGGAGTTGGTGTTGAGTTTGCACCCAATACATATTGGACTTATCCTGTTACATTAGTCCAATCAACCTTTCAATTTACAGGTGGGGAAAATATATTATTTATTGTAGCACAATTACCATCAGGAACTTCAGGAACAAGTGGAACATCGGGTAGTTCAGGAACAAGTGGTGCTAATGGAACATCAGGTAGTTCAGGTTCAAGTGGAACTTCAGGTGCTAATGGAACTAACGGGACATCAGGAACAAGTGGCGCTAATGGAACAAGTGGTGTAAATGGTAGTAGTGATGGTGTTATTGGAATTACGATTGATGGAGCAGGAACAGCAATTACAACAGGAGTTAAAGGGTATTTGGTGATCCCTTTTAACTGCACCATTCAAAGTTGGTATGTTGTTGGAAATACAACTGGTTCTTGTGTGGTTGATGTATGGAGAGCATCAGGTTATACAATTCCAACATCAGCAGCCCAATCAATCGCAGGAAGTGAAAAACCAACTTTGTCTTCACAACAAATCAATACAGATTTATCATTAAGCACTTGGACGACAAGTTTATCAACGGGTAATGTATTGGCATTTAATGTTGATAGTGCTTCAACCATAACAAGAGCGACAATACAACTAAAAATATTAAAAACATTATAAATGCCACAAAGAACTATAGCAGCGGGAGGAGGTAATTTTTCATCAACGGCAACTTGGGTAGAGGGAGCAATCCCAACTACAAGTGATTTTGTCGTAGGTAATGCTTCATCAGGACAACTCACATTAGATGGAAACTATACAGTCCAAACAATAGATATGAGTGCTTATACAAATACTTTCACATTAAACTCAACAAGAACGATTACTCTATCAAGTGCAACAACTATAAGTTTTGGTGCATCAACAACTTTTGCAGGAACTGGAACAATTACCTTAAACGCAGGTAGTCAAACAATATCATCAGCAACAACATCACGAATACCAAATTTATCAATTCCAGGAGGAACTAAAACACTAACAAATAATTTATATATTACTAATTTTAATTTTGGATCACCTGGTTCTGCTTTTTTAACAGGAAGTGGTTTTGATGTATTTGTTGGAGGAAATTTAACAGTTGCTTTTGGTTGCACCTTAAATACGGGAGTTGATTTAATATTAGATGGAACAGGAACTATGAATGTAGCAACTCTTTCTTGTGGTTTGAATGCTCGTTTTATAATAAATACATCAGGAACTATAACTTGGACTAACTTATATTTTTTAGATGGAAATAATTTTGATTATATAAGTGGAACTTTCGTAAATAATCCTTTTATTAGATGGGATACACAAGGAACGGCACAATTACTATTAAATACAAGTGGTATTACTTATGATTATATTGTTGTAACAGATTTAGGTAATGGAAACACACAAACAGTTTCATTAGGACAAAACCTAAATGTCGCGAATTTAATTATTACAAGAGATAGGGGGACTTCATCGGAACTTTTAACTTTTACTTCAACAGGAAGATTAAATGTTACTGATAAAATGATTTTACAATGCAATACCGCAACACTTGCAGGAACTTTAAGATTAAATACCACAGGATCTCATTACATAGATAAGTTATTTGCTCTTTCAGGTTCATTAGCGAAATATGTATTTCGTTCAGGAACTAATGGAACAAAAGCAACATTACAACTTGGAGATAAAAATAATTCCCCAATTTTCTATGTAGATTTTACAGACATCAACGCATCATCAGGTCAAGAAATTAGAACCTATAATGGAACAGTAAGTAATTGTGATAATGTAGTTTCTTATTCATCAACAATATTTGCGTCTGGTGGTGGTGGGGAAACCTCATCGGTATTTATATCATAAACAATATTGAAAATAAAATATTTATAAAAAAAAGAAAAAATGGCATACGAAGGAAACCAATTTAGTTATTATCAAAATATACAATTAGACGCTGACGGCAGTTTAGTTGTTTCCGTAGAAGGATTAACAGGAGCGACAGGTTCTACAAAATATGTAGTTAGTGGAGATTTTAATTATCCAAATGGAACACTAACACTAACCCAAAGTGATAGTTCAACAGTAGTTATTAACGGATTGAAAGATTATTTCACCACAGGTGGAACATTTAATAATTCAACAAAAACTTTAACCCTAACTGATAATCAAGGGGCTCAAATAACTATTACAGGATTTACAGATAATTTTGTTACTGGTGGGACATTTAACAATTCTACACAAACATTAACATTAAATAGAAATGATGGTAATAGTGTAAGTATTACAGGATTTACAAGTGGTTCATTAAACTATAATCAACTAACCGAAATACCAGGACAAATGGTATGGGATGCAATTCCAAGTTCAGCGGCTAATAGTCGTTTCAAAGTAGGTGGGGGACTTATGATAGGATTTCCAGTATCATCATTTGCACTTGTTAGTGGAAGAGTATATGCTAATACCATTATTTTAGAACCAGGTGAAACTTTAACAGAAATGATGTTTAATATTCCCTCATTTACAACTGCTTCTACATTTAATATTGGTTTATTTAATTTAACATCAGTAGAATTGAATAATTCAATCTCATATAGAGTTGGAACTTTACAAAAAGTAATAGCGTCTGGTTTAACTATATCAAGTTCAGGTGATAAAAAAATTACAGGTATAAATTATATAGCATCAGCAGGAACAAGTCCGAATAATGCTTACGCAATATGTTTATTTCAAAACGGAGGTTGTAGTATTTCCTCATTATCATCTGGTAATTTAATTCCACATATAATGGGAGGTGAATTAATAGAAGGAACTTATTATAGGACTATGATTAGTCATATTAACGGTGTATCATCAACAAGTTTTGTTAATGATTTATCAAGTAATAATATTGCATCCCAAACGAGCCCTGGATGGTATTTTGTTTATAAAACTAAATAATAAAAAATAATAATATGAGAACACAAGAAATATACGAAAGACAAGAAGACGGAACTGTAATTTTAATTGAAACTATTGAAGTTGAAGATACTTCTATTGAAGAACAAATCAAAGATAAGGAACAACAACTTTTAGATATGTATAATGAACTACAAGCATTAAAAGAACAAAATGGATAGATATACCTTTTTTCAAAATGTTAAAATTGAAGATGGTAGATTACAAATGGTTCAATCTAACGAACCCCTTTCTAATCCACAACCAGTAGAAAATCAATATGATTTTTATTCAAGGATTAAACTTGATGAGAATGGAAAGATTGTAGTTAAGGTAAAAGAAATTATACCCCCAACTACACCTACACCAACTCCAAGTATTACTCCTACACAAACACCTACATCAACATCTACATCAACACCAACTAATACACCAACACCAACTCCATCAGCAACTCCTACACGAAGACAAGCAACGGAATTTGAATTAGTGGCAACAGGTTCAACAGCACCTGGTAGTGGGGATACAATATTTAATACATTAAATGCTTGTTTAAGTGGGGCTAAATTAACTGTAATGAATATATCATATGTAGATAGATTTGGAAATAATGTTGAAAGTAAGGTTAAATCTTATTCAGGAGCAACAGGTTCAACAAAATTATATATATATCAAACATCAGGAGCACCAATTATGTTTGGAAATGTTAGTAGTTTAGTTGATAATGGAACTTATGCTACAATTACAACAACAGCGTTGAGTGGCACTTGTGGTAGTGGTGCTTATGATATAGGACAAATTATAGAGTTCTCACTTTTCCCATAATAAATTAAATTAAAATTATGCCAGTATTACCTTGTAGTGAAAATAATAAACCCGGATTTAAGTGGGGGGAAAGTGGAAATGCCTGCTATACATATACCCCCAACGATAAGGGATCACGGGAGACCGCACGAAAGAAAGCAATAAAACAAGGTGTGGCGATTACCATTAGTAGTGGTGAAAAGTTCGCTACTAATGATAAAATTGTTTGTGAAAAATGTGGTTGGAGTTGGAAAATATCTGATGGTGGTAATGACCTCTATATTTGCCATAAGTGCGGATATGATAATGAAGTAAAATTTGCCACAATAGGTAGTCGTGGTGGAATTAAAAAAAGTAAAAAAGCCCCAAAGTCAGATACTCCAAATAAAAACCCACAGGGACAAGGAACAGCAAAAGGTAAAGCATCATCAACAAGGGGAGCAGTTGTAACAAAAGAGGTTGAGGAAACTTTAAGAAAAAAAGTTGATGAGTTTAATGATAGATATAAAGAAAAATTAAAATATGGTGTAAATATTGGAATGTTGAAGTCGGTATATCAAAGAGGTATTGGGGCTTACAACGTATCTCATTCACCCCAAGTTAAATCAGCGGGACAGTGGGCTTATGCTCGTGTAAATGCGTTTCTATACCTTGTTAAAAACGGACGACCTGAAAATAAGAAATATACTGGCGACTACGATTTATTACCAAAAGAACACCCCAAAAACACATCTAAATAGTAGATATTTACAATAAAGTAATTAGATGGCTACTAACGCAAATATCAATATAAATATTAGTTCAAAGGGGGCTGAAAAGTCCCTGAATACATTACAAGCAGATTTAGAGGCTACAAAACAAGAATTGGATAGGTTGATTAAAACCTATGGTGAAAATTCTAAACAAGCCGACAATATGAGAAAAAATCTTGTTGGTTTAGAAACTGAAATCAATAAGTTAGGTGGCTCAACAATAGTTGCTGAAAAAAATGTAGGTTCATTAAAATCCCAATTACGTCAAATGACGAACGAGTTGGCAGGACTTGAACCAGGTTCAGCAAGATTTGTTGAACTATCCAACAGAGCAGGACAATTACGGGATCAAATACAGGACACAAACGCTGTAATCAATTCAACAGCAGGTTCATCAGTAGAAAGATTAGGTAAAGGACTTCAAAGTGTCGCATCAATAGGGGTTGCGTCATTTCAAGCGTTAGAAGGAGCATCAGTTTTATTCGGTATTGAGAATAAAGACCTTCAAGAACAAATGGTTAAATTACAAGCCTTGATGAACTTATCTATGGCGATTGAGACCTTTGGAACTTTGGGTGATAAATTTACCGAGATTAAAGCAGCATTTCAACCATTTCTGGCACAGATGGGGATATTCACAACCCAACAAACAGCAGCAGCCGCTTCAACAGCAGCCGTTGATGCCGCTTTGGTTGGTGAAACAGTAGCGACAGAGGCAGCAACCGTTGCCACAACAGGTTTAGGGGTCGCTATGAACCTTTTACCATTAGCAGCCATAGCAACAGCCATAGGACTTGTTGTTTTTGGTTTATATCAAATGGCACAATCGGGTAATGAGGCAAATGAAGCGTTAGATGAGACAATAAAATTACGAAAAGAGGAAACCAAAGTTTATCAGCCGTTGATTGATAAAATGAAAGAAGAGATTGGTGGATTTAAGACTTTAATTACACAATTACAACAAACAAACAAAGGTAGTGCTGAAAGAAGTGAATTGATAAAACAAATCAATTCCCAATACGGAACTACGATTAAAAATATTAAAGATGAAACACAATTTCAGGGTCAGTTAAACGAACTCCTTGTAAATTATGTTGCATTACAAAGAACGAGATTTAAGTTGGATGCGTCCAAAGCGGATAGTTTGAAATTGTTTCAAAAGGAGGAAGATTTAACAAATAGATTGGTATTGGCAGAACAAGAATTAGCCAAAACCCAAGCAATCAAAGACCCCATCAGTAAGGAGTTTTATGATAAGGAACTTAAAAGAAAACAGGGAATTATTGACGCAATAAAATTGGAACAAAAGGCTAATGAGGACGCAATCAATAAATTAGCCGAAGACCAATTATCTTATTTCCAAGAGGAGAAAAAATTAGTAACAGCAAGTGGAATTGTTGTAAAACAAAGCAACGAACAAAAAAGTAAATCAGCAGAAGATTATTCAAAATATCTAAATGATATTCAAGAGATACTTGATGAGAATACCAAATTGGAAGAAGAAAATTATGCTAAAACTATTGAATTATCTGATAAGAAAGTTGATGCCAAAGAGGTTGAAAGAATAAAGTTAGAAGAGAATATTAGAAAAGTTTTTGAAGCCAATAAAAGAACAATTACCGCAGAGGTTGGTGATGAGAAGAAAAGAACTGAATTATTAAAGGCTAATGAAGATGCTTATACCAAGTTTTTACAAACAGAATTAGAAAGAAGACGACTTGATATTGAAATAGCAACAAAAGAAAGATTACAAATTCAAAAGGACTTAAATAAAAGTTTATTACTTGAAGAAGCCGCTTTACGAACAGAGATTAGATTTGGAGATGGGGATACAAGTGATACTAAAATCGCCAACGATAATAAAGTTCTTCAAGCCAAAATTAAAAACCTTGAAACTTCCCAATTAAGAAGTGATGTTGATAATCGTGTTTCTTTAAGAAAACAAGTGGAGTTTTTTAATGAAAGACAAAGATTGACCGAAATTTTTATTCAACAAGAAGATAGTTCAAATAAATCTGCAGCCAAAGCAGAGTTGGATAGGTTGATTGCTTTGGAGATACAAAAATACGAGATCACAAAAGATTATGCTATTAAAACTGATGAGGAAACAGGAAAGATTAGTGTAAGAGTAAATACTGAATTTGGAGTTCAAGAATTAGAAAGAATAAAGAATGGTCTTGAGGAAAGATTAAAAATAGAAACGGACGCAACAAAAAAATCTAATATTGAAACCCAACTTATACAAACAAAAGGTGATTTAGAAGTTGCAAAACAACGTGAAACAAATGCTATTCTTATTGAGAAAAACTTAAATACAGTTAAAGAAAACTTAAATGAAGAATATAACCAAAAATTACTTACTTCAACAGCAGAGACAGACGAGAAATTAAAACAAATACAGATTACCACAGATAATCAAATCTTTCAAGCAAGAATTGATAAGTTAGATGAATATTTAGAATATGCATCTCAAATCTATAATCAACTTTCAACAACCATTTCTTTATTTCAACAAAATCAGTTAGATAATCAAGAACAACAATTGGACGCTTATTTGTCTTATGAAGAAACAAAATTACAACAACAATTAGATAATAGAATTATTACACAAGAAGAATATGATGCTCGTGTAAGACAACTTGAAATCAAAAGAGAACAGGACGAATTAAAACTTGCAAGAAAACAATTCAAGACCAAAAAGGCTTTGGATATTGCAGGAGCCACTATTGATGGGGCAAGAGCCACTTTATCGGTGTTTGCCAATACACCAGGTGAATTGATTATTAAAACAATCGCAGCATCAATAGCCGCAGCCTTTTCAGCGGCCCAAATCGCCCTAATTGGAAGACAACAATTTAAGGCGGCAATCGGGGGTATTGTTCCTGGTAATGGTAGTGGAAATATGGATAGTGTTGATGCTAAATTGGCACCTGGTGAAGCAATCATCAATTCAAATTCTACATCAGCATTTCTACCCCTTCTTTCTATGGTAAATCAATTAGGAGGTGGTAAATCACTTATGCCTGACTTACCTGGTGATAATGGTGTAAATCGTTTCCAACCTGTTTATTCACAAGGAAACAATCAACCTGTTAGAGCCTACGTTGTATCAAGTGATATTGAAAATAATATAGGTAAAATGGAAAGAATTAGACGTTCAACGAGGTTTTGATTTTACAAAATAAACCCTAATGATATTTATATATATATGGAAAATGAGGAATTAGTATTTTTACTTGAAATAGATGAAAAAAATGAGGAGAGTGGAATGGATATGTTGTCTTTCGTAGAAAAACCTGCGACCCAAGTTAAATGGGAGTATTTCCAAGAACAAGAAAGTTTTAATGATTATCCCAAAGCAGCCTCTGAAAACGCTTGTAAAGTCCTTGATTGGATTGATGAGTATGGTAGAGATGAGGTTGAGGGAATGGAATTAACTGGTTTGAATAGAGCAAATCAATTATGTAAAAGAGAAAGAATATCAAAAGATACAATCGCTCGTATCGCATCTTTTAACAGACACAGAAAGAATAGTGAAATTGACCCTGATTTGAAAGGAACGCCTTGGAAAGATAAAGGTTATGTTGCTTGGTTAGGTTGGGGTGGAGATGAAATGGTTGATTGGGCTATTCGTAAAATGGAACAATTCCGTAGAGAACAAAAAATGGGACATCAATTCACAGATATAAATGATGAGAAAAGAATTGTGATGGCTCCTGTTATGTTGGCAGACACAAAGATAGTTAGACACTCCAACGAGATTGGAAAATATTATGTGAAATTCACACCTGAAACTATTGAAAAGATGATGAGAAAATACTTTGTTGATGGTAAAATCAATAACGTAAATGTAAATCACGAACAGGGAGAAAAGAAAGATGATATTTATATGATTGAAAGTTTCATCGTAGGAGACAGAACAAAGAGTATGGTATTTTCTGATATTCCTGATGGTTCTTGGGTGGCATCTTATTATGTAGGAAATGATGAGATTTGGGAAAAAATTAAATCAGGTGAATATAATGGTTTTTCTTTGGAAGGTTCATTTTTTCAAAAAATAGAAGATGATTATATTGAAAGAACTTATGAAAGGTTAAAAACCATAATTGATGGTGATGGAACTGATGAAGAGAAGGAAAATCAAATAAAAGAATTATTAAATATTAAATGAGAAATATTTGGAATGCAATTGCGTTGTTTTTAACACCCGTGATCCCCATGCTCGCAGTTTGTTTTATGATTATCATTATTGATACAATTACAGGTAGAAAAGCAGCAAAGAAAAATAAAGAAGAAATCACAAGTCGTAAATTTAGATTAGGTTTTGTATCCAAAGTAATAACTTATTTCGCAGTTATACTTATGGCTTATTTTACCGATTATTTTATTCTAAATGAAATCACAAGAAATTATGTATGGTTTGATTATCTATTCACTCGTTTTTGGGTGGGTGTTTTAATCTATATTGAATGGACTTCAATAAACGAAAACATTAAAGTAATTAGGGGGTTTTCAATAAACGAAAAAGCAGGACAACTAATAAAAGGAGTTAAAGAAGTCATTAAAGAATTGATGACGATTAAACAACAATAAACAATAAATAATTAAAAGAAAAAAAATATGAGTAAGTCAAATATTTTACAAAAAATCAAACAAATCTTTATGGAAGAAGAAACCATAGTAGAAAACTCGTTTGAAGACGGCATGATGCCAGTTAAAGACGATTACAAAAATGAGATCACATCTAAACTTGTAGATGGAACTGAAGTTAAAATTTTAACCAAAGGTGATGCAGTTTCTGTTGGTGATATGGTTTTGGTTAAAGTTGGTGAGGGTTACGAGAAAGCGCCTGAAGGGATGCATAAATTAGAAGGAGGACTTGTAGTTTATGTTGATGCTGATGGTTTTATCAACGAACTTGAGACAGAAGAAACCGAAGAAGAGGATATGGAAAATAATGAAATGGAAGAACTATTTGGTATGATTGAAAAAATGGCTGATATGGTAAAATACCTTAAAGAACAAATTGTCGGTCTTAAAAGAGTAAATCAATCATTAGAAGAAAGATTTGAGAAATTTTCAAACGAACCTGTGAGCGAAAGTTTCACAGAACAAAATAAACCCCGAATTACAACTAATTCAACAAGAGAAGAGAAACTTAAATTCTTTTCAGACAGAAAATAAAATAAACTAAAAAAAAACAATAATTATGTCGTTAAACGTTGCAGGCCTTACGGCCTATGTAAATCAAGAAAGATTACCGTTAATTAGAAAAATGGTATTAGAAGGAAGAACTCCAAGTTGGGTTACAGTCATTCCTGATGTGAAAAGTAGTGCATCTATTAATATCCTTGATACAACATTAAATTTACAGACAGGACAATGCGGTTGGACTGATAGTGGTTCTACAATCTTATCCCAAGTAAATTTGAATGTCTGTGTATTAAAATATCAGGAAAGTATCTGTTTAGATACAATAGAGCAATTCTACTTACAGGCACAAATGAACCCTGGTTCATACAATAAAGAAATTCCTTTTGAAGAGATTTTTGTATTAAATAAAGTAGAAAACATTTCTAAAACTTTAGACCAAATCTTATGGCAAGGTTCAACAACTACTGGTTCCGGAAACTTGGCACTTTGTAATGGTTGGATACATTTAGCAAACACAACTTATTCAGGTTCAGTTGTTAATGGAAACGTAACATCAGCAACAGCAATCACAGCAGCAAACATTATCAGTTTAGTTGATAATGCTATTTCTGTAATTCCTGCAGATGTAACAGCAAGAGAAGATTTGATTTTATATTGTGGTTATGATTTCGCAAGAACTTATCAATTAGCATTAAGAAATGCAAATATCTTTAATTACCCTTCAATTGAAAATGGTAATAGAGATTTCATCTTAACTATTCCAGCGTCTAACGTGAGATTAGTAGCACAAGCAGGATTGAATGGAACTAACAAGTTCTTTATCTCTCCAATAAGCAATATGTATATGGCTACAGACCTTATGAGTGACTGGGAGCAATTTGAAATTTGGTTTTCGCAAGATTTTCAAAGTATCCGAACAAATGCCCGTTTTAAGTCAGGTGTAAATTTCGCGTTCCCATCATTCGTTGTATATTTCAAATTGTAATCATATAACAAAGATAAAAAAAATGGGGGATATAACCAAAATCCCCCTTAAAAAAATAAACAAAAATAAAAAATATAAATTATGAGTTTTAATTGTTCGTTAAGTCAAGGAGCAGTTTTGGGTTGCCAGACAATCGGTGGAGTTGAGGTAGTTTATTTGGGGAATTGGGAAGCAATTTCTGCATTTACTCAAGACAACTGTGGAATTATCACAGGTATAACACCAACTGCGGGTCTTTCAGCATATACATTTGAGACCGATATTGAGATGGTAGGTCTTACACAAGAAGGTTCGTTTTCCAGAGAAAATGGAACAGTATTTTTTGATACTAACCTAACAATCAGATTGGTTGATTTAGATTGTGATAAAAGAAATAACCTTGTAGAAATTGCAAGAGCCCCGATGTTCGCCGTAATAAAAGCGAATAGTGGAACATATTTTTACGCGGGTATTGAAACTGCTGGTAGAGCATCTGCAGGAACAGCAAGTTTAGGTCAAGCATTAGGTGATTTCAACGGGGTAGAATTAACTATCAACTGGAAATCAGCAAATGGTGTGTATGTGTTAAATCCATCATTAGTTGGAACTACAATCACTATTATCTAATCTCCCCTCACTTTGAGGTATGTTAAGCCCCCTTATTATAGGGGGTTTTTTTATTCATACCAACTTTCGTAAAAATCACCAGCCTCAATAATTTTACCCATTTCTTCGTGGTCTAATTTAACACAAGGAGCGTATCCAACAATCCACATTCTATCGTCAATCACTTCCATTTCCTCATCAAAAGCAAATACAGAACAATTGATTACACAATTACCTTCGTGTTTATCATAGTAGTTTGAGATTGCTTCTCGTAGTGCTTGTAATTCTTTACTTTCTTTTCTTTCTTTCATTTTGTTCTTGTTTTAATTATTTCTATAAAGATAATACTTTTTTTCTAATCTGCCAAAACTTTTTTACATCCAGTCATTATCATAATCATCATTATAGATGGTTTCCATAATGTCTCCAAAGGTTTCATCAAGTTCTGTATAGAAACTATCTATCTGTGTTTGAATGTATCCTATTGGAATTGGTTTTACGTCTTCCACAGTCCAATCTTGGTGGTTAAATAAAGCAACGACATATCCTCTGTCGTTTAGTAATTTGATTAATTCATTTGTCGTCATAATTTCTATTTATTATCATATTTCCATAAACATATTCCTACAACCAAAGTTGTAATTCCTAATACTAATACCTGTGAGATTGTTGTGATTTCCATTTTGTTCTGTTTTTAATTGTTTCTATAAAGATAATAATTTTTTTCTGTTCTACCAAAGTAAATCTTCATTTTTTCTTGGGAAAATAAATATATCACAATAATCTACTCCATCGTATTCATCGTAATCCAATATAATATTGTTAGTGTCTTCAACATCTTCTTTTGGAACTTGAGGATTTCTAAAAAATCCAGCATCCATAAGAATATCA